CGTTCGTCCCTGGCGTACTTCTTCGCCGCGTTCCGCATACTTGCCGTCAGCATCCGAACCCCGCGCCGGGAGTCCCCATCCGACAGGTACGCGTTCAGCTTCTTCGGGTGCTCCACGCACCACATCAACGCGACCTGCTGTAGATCGTCCACATCGGACGTTGGGTAACGGCGCTTCGCGGAACGCGCCGCGGTCAACGCGAGCACAGTCAGTTCCTCGTACCGCTCATCAATCAAGCTCACGTAACCTCCCTCAGAAGTGCCTCAGCCAACAGCGGGGGCACAGCGTTTCCGATCTGCTGGAACTGCTTCGTCTTCGTCCCCTGCCACGGGTAATCCGCAGGGAAGGACTGGAGCACGGCTGCCTCTTGCACCGTGACCCTGATCGCCGCCGGCTTGAACCGGCGCTCCCGGTCGGCTTCCGTGTCCGGCGCCGTCCAGTACGCAGTCCCCTTCCCGGTGATCGTCGCGGACGGTTCATCCGGGTCCCGGGGAACCTGACCCGACGTGTAGCGCGCCGTCGCGCCGGCGGACGCCATCTGCCATTCCCACTTGTTCAGGCGCTCACCGAAATGCACCGTGGGCGCCGGCTCGCCGTCCTCCCGGACAGTCGCGTTCGCGCCGGTACCGCCCTTCAACCACCACGGCGTATCTCGACCAACCCCGATCGTGCCGGCGGGCTCATCGACCCACCGGAACGCGGAGTGCGCCCGCGGGTAGGCAGGACTCAGAAGCCACTCGTCGCGCTCCTGAGCCTCCCGGATGATCTTCCGGGCACCGGAGCCCCCATCGAGAGCCCTAGGGCCCCCTGTGGCGCTTGTAGCGGCCACCGTGACCGAAGGACGCTGAGTCATCCCCCACCCCAGCGCCTCAGCCATCGACACCCACGGCTTCAGATCCGGGTCGCCCTCGTGCTGCTTGACGCCTTTCTTGTACTTGCGGTGCGTCGGCGCAGGCAAAGCAACCGGCTCCCGCAGGCGCGCTAGCAACACGGCACGCTTCCGGGTCTGCGGTACGCCGTACTGCTCAGCCGTCACGTTGCCGGTAGCAACCTGATAGCCGAGCATCTGGAAGTAGAACGAGTAGTGCTGCCACACGGGCAGGACCGTAGGAACCTGCTCGAACGCCATCCACTTGAACGGGTTCCCGTCCTGCCAGCGCTTCAGCACCCACCGCAACGGCTCCAGGACGAGACCAGTGCGCACGTCATCGAACTTCTCGTAGTCGATATCGGCTTGCACCGTCGCCATCGCGTCAGCTTCCGCGAGCACCACGTCAAGCGCCTTCGCGCCGGCTCCCCTGCCAGCCTTCGAGAAGGTCTGACAAGGCGGGCTGGCGATCAAGCCCGGCGTGTTCCACATCAACGGGTCCACCTTCGACACGTCGCCAACGACCGTGCCGTGCCCGTAGGCGCACCGGGTGGCGACAGCCGCGTCATCGATCTCGACGCCGGCAACCTCCAGCCCGAGACGTTCCGCGGCCAGGTCCCAACCGCCGGGGCCGGCGAACAAGTCGATGGCGTCGTAACCGCCGATCATGCGGCCTTCACGAACGCGCTCTTCGGCGCTTCGTCGTTCTCCAACGTCACCTTGAACATCTCGTTCGCGGCAGTGTGGTAGATGACGATCCCCTCCGGGCGGTTGTACCCGAAGACCGCGAACGACCCGTGCATCCGCAGATCCAGTAGCACCGAATCGATCAGGTCAGTCGTGAACTTGCCCCAATGCAGAACCGGCACGATCGACAGCCCGTGCGGCCACGTCTCGCTGTCGTACTGGTCGTCCCACCGCTTCACGTTGAACAGCGAGAACGTACGGTCACCCCTCTCGCAGCCGTAGCCGCGGTTGATGCCGTGACCCCACCACTCACCGAAGTGCCGGCCAGGACCCAGAACGTTGCGCAAGGCATCAGCGTTCTCGTGGACCCACGCCGCGAACCCGTGGTTGTCGTCCTCCGGAGTGATCAGACGCTTCCGCGACTGAGCGCCGATGTTGCCTTCCTCATCGATCACCACGGCAGCGTTGGTGCCGTCCAGCTTCTCAGTGATGATCACATCACGGTTCCACCGGGCAATCTTCGGCCATTCACTGAACTCGATCATCACTGCACCTCCCGAATCGAAACGAACCCAGCACGTTTGCTGGAACGCGACCACTTGCCGCATGAAGCGCACTGATAGCGCTGGTACTTGCCCATCTGCGTATAAGCGAAGCCCTGAGGCTTCAGTTCCTGAGATCCGCAGACTGGGCACGAATCCGCCTCCGGATTTACGTCGTTGTGCAGCGTGTAGTTCGGGTGCGTCGTGATCCACGGACGCAGGAATTCGTACATCTGCTCCAGGAGCCGCACGTCCTGCTTGTTGTACGTCTTCATCTTTGTCCACGCGGACGGAACACCGTTCATGCAATCCACCCACAGTTGGTGCCCGGCGTGTTTCGTCTTCCCGCCCAGCCCGAGATACTTCGACACGTAATCGAGCTTGTACGACGGGAACTTGAACTGCTTCTTCACAACCTGCATCAAGTCGATTTGCTTGAACGGCGCCGGCGGGGTCAAACCCTGATTCAGGAACTCCCGGTTCAGGTGCGGCACATCGAACCGTTTCCCGTTGTAATGCATCACCACGTCAGCTTCGTTCAGAAGCTCATAGGCTTTGCGGACCATCTCCTCTTGGCCGTTTTTGTAGGTCGAGTAGAAGAACACGTTCTTCTCGCCAACCCACTTGGCGGCGAAACACATCATCGTTGTTGCTTCCCGCAACTGGGTGAGACCGATGTTCTGTTCCCACAGCCCCCAAACATGTGCAAGGTTGGGGGTGGTCTCGATATCTATGCACAGAATCTTCAATAGGTGCCCTTTCATGACGAAAGCCCGCAACCATCCGGTTACGGGCTCAAGTCATAAACTATCGGGCGGGCCAACAAGAATCAATGCAACTGCGGAATGATCACCTCGATGAGGGTGCCATGCCGGGTGTCTTCGATGCGCCTCACGATCAACCCCATGTTTTGGAGCAGTCGGACAACCTCAATCGCTGTATCGTCCAACGCCGGCCTCTTGCGCCAGTACGCCGGCCTCGAAACCCGCGTCCCACGAAGCCTCGATCGCCAGGGTGTTCATCGTGATCTCGCCCTGTGCCTTGTCCAGCAGTCCACCGACGAACATCTCTTCCGCCTTGTCGTACTCCTCGGTCCGCAACCAGTCGTCCGAAACCTTCATCATGCGCTTTTCTCCTCGAATAGGTCCGCTGTAGTCCAGTCGTCGTTCCCGTCCTCGATCGACGGGCCATCCATCTCCACCACGGCAAGATCCTCGATCCGGTCTTCCCGCTTGAACCCCCGGCGCAGATACGCCTTACCGCCATCCACGAACGCGTCCCCGCACGCGCACACCTTGAAATCGTGCCGATGGTGCGACTCGATTACGCTGCCGCACTCAAGACACTTGATGGCGTTTCTGATGATTCGTCCCACAAACCCAACTCCTTAAGAATGAACTCCCTCCCGTACTGCAAAAACGTGTCGTTCACGTCGAACGGAAGCTTGATGTTCACGCCGTTCGGCAGGGCTCTCATGATCTGGCCGGCGGTCTTCTGCCCCTCGCCTTTGTCATCTGTATCCATGACGACAAAGACTCGTTCGTAGTCCTGAAGAACCCGCTTGTAGAATTTGCCGTTCTTAGCCCACTGTCCAAGTCCCGGTAGAGCAATGGCCGGAACTCCCACGAGTGCGGACATAACAAGGCCGTCAAGCTCACCCTCGCAAAACGCGATATAGGGTTCCGGTCGGTGAAGATCCCGCACGTTGAACAACGGCGTATAGGTCGCAGACTCTTGGTGGTATTTATTACCACTGCCCTCGATGCGACGGAACCGCACCGCGGACACGCCTGTGGGTGTAATGAAAGGGATGCACAGCATCCCAACCATCTCGTCATGGTTCTCCAGTGGTTCTTTCACGTAACCCAACTTGAAATCCCGGGCGGCCTCGCCCGTGATCCCCCGCGACTTCAGATAGCTGGTGGCGACCGTAGAGTCTTTGAGATACCCGTAATAGGTTTGCGCCGCGTGATTCAGGAACTCCCGTTTCGACGGCGACACCCGCGGGAACTCCAACTTCCCGTCAGTCACAGTCGTACAGCGCCTCCTTCCGCCGGTCATCCCAGTCCGGCTCCCACCGGTCCGGGTCGTGGTCCTCGCAGTAGTCCGACAGTTCCCCGGCTTCGTTCGCGCAGTACTCCGCCGGCCCGTGCTGGTCCTTCGGGTATAACTCGTAGTTGCACAGCGGAAACTTCACATCTACAGCCATGAGTGCTTTGCCTTCCTCTTTCGCTTCCCTGAGTGCCGCCCAGAAGGCGCGCGCTCGGTCGCGCCGAACCTTCGCTCTGCGAGCTCTTTGCACTCCGGGAAGTGGTCGATGCCCTCGGCAAGCTTGACAAGTTCGTAAATGTCGCCGTAGCCGCAACCTGCGAAGCATGACCATCGCTGAGCCTCCACGTTCACAACAGCAGACGCGTTAGCGTCATCGTGAAGGGGGCACCTTGCCTTGTTACGGCCCTCCCGGTGGGTCAGGAGAGTGCCCCCGTAGTATTCCCACGCAGCCTCAAGCGGGGTCGTCGGTTCGCTCCGGTAGCTGTTCCACGACGGTCATGTTCCTACCGCCAACCTTCACGGGGCTTCTCTGCTTCCAGCCCCACGAATTGCGGAGTACATCCACGGTCGCGTCCTCGCCGTCCACCGCGAGAACGTTGCCTTCGTGGTGAGTCATGTGCGACCCCTGCCGGGTCGTGTACACAACTCGATCCCCGACGTACACGTCTACGCCTCGCCAGTCCTTCACCGCTCCCACCACTCCAGGGCAACGAACACGACCGCCAGCGCCACGAACCCGATGAACAAGGCAACAACCAGACTCACTTCGCACCCACGATCACCGGAGTGTTGCTAGCGCCGGCACAGTTCCACGTCGCCGGCAACGGACCGTTCTTGTTCACGTCCCAGTTGTTCGTCACGTCGTAGCAGTACCGCTCCAGCGCCTGCTTGCTGAGAGCGCCGGACTTCTCGCGCAGCTTCGCCGTCTCGTTCTCGATCTGCGCGCGCTTCTGGTCCGCCTTCGCCTTCTCGATCTCGTTATTCGCGGTGATCACCCGCTCAATCGACTGCTGGGTCTGGCCGTCGAGGAAGATGCCGGTCACCGACACCGAATCGATCGTCACACCGTCACCCTTCAGCGACTTCTGCAGATCGGTCTGAGTGTCCTGTGCGATCTTCCGCAGGTTCTCGCCGGCGCGAGCGTTGTTCGGCTGGTAGGCGCCCACCACGACACGAACCGAGTCCTTCGCCGCGGACAGCACCAACTGGTCACGCACGTTCTCGAACGTGCGGTACTTGCGCCACAGAGCCTCAGCGTTCGCCGCGTCGATGCGCCACCTCACAACCGCATCCACGTTGCCCTTGCCGCCACCGCTGTAGTTCACGTCCACGCTGGTCTTGTTGTCGCCGTTCAACGCCAGGTACTGCACCTGAGTGGAGAACTCCTCCACCGACGCCCACGGCGCCGTCCACTGCAACCCCGGCTGCATCGTTGAGTGGTACTTCCCGAACTGGGTTTGGATGCCCACGGCCCGCGGCGACACGGTAGTTGCCGAGAACAACACCGTCACGAGAACCGTGACACCCAACGCTCCCGCGGCTACTCCCCGCAGGATGCCTCGCATGTCAGGGTCGTCGTACCGGCGCCGGGAATCCGGATCGATCTTCTCGAACCCGAACGACCCGAAGAAGGTTGCTGCCGCGATCACTAGCAGGATCGCAGCGAAGATGATGAAGCCCACCTTAGGTTCTCCGTTTCCGCTTCTTTGGTGGTCTGCCAGGGGCATGAACAGCCCGACCCAGCGCCTGAATGGCAGGAGGGTCCCGCAGGTAATCGGCTAGCCACTGCGCAAGTTGATGGTTCTTCAGCCGGCCAACAAGCCGGGTGTTGCAATACGCACACAGGATCCCTCGAACGAACGGGGCTTTGCCGTGTTCGTGGTCAACGTGAGGCGTCTTGCCTTCAGGGAAGGTTTTCTTGCAGATGGCACACTTGCCGCCCTGGTGGGCGAGGATCTTGAAGTAATCCGCAGGGGACAGACCATAGACCTTCAAAACCCACGCCCACCGGGCATGTTGCTTCCGGCACGCATCCGAGCAGAACTTGGTCTGCCTACCGGTGAGGGGCTTGTCGCACTCCTGGCAGTGAAGCTCAGGCATCCGTCCCGAAGAACGACGCGTCCAGGTCCAGGCACTGTGCGGCCACTGGGCACATGTCGTACGGGCACAGCTTCGGGTCAACGTCCGCCCAGTCGCCGTGGTTCTCGCGGTGGTACGCGATCACCAGCGACGCCAGGTCGCTGCCGGCGTCAACGCTTGTCTTTTTCTCCAGTGTTGCTTGGCTCACTAGCCCTGTCCTCTTCTGCGTAGATGACCGCCCGGACGAAGCAGTCTTTTGCCTCCAGCAACTTCCGGAGACCGGCGACCAGTTCCGGGTTGGAAGGGATGTTGCTTGCCGCGTAGTTCGCGAGGCTGAAGCACATCCGTGACACGTCTTGGGCGTCCCCGGGCTTCAGTTGCTCAAACCTGAAGCCACGGAGGACGTTGTTCAGCGAAGGATGCATCAGAACGGGGAGGCAGCCGTCTTGACCTTGGCGGCGTCCGTCTTGCCGTCCAGAATGGACGTGAGCACCCGGTGCGGGCCGAACTCGTCACGGTAGTTGGTGTAGTACGTGCCGTAGTTGTTCTTGTAGTACGCGTCGATCATGACCTTCAGGTCCCGCGCCTCGGAAGCCGACAGCTTCACAGTCAGGTCCGTGATGGTCGGCTTCTTCTGGGTGACCTCAACAACAGTTGCCATGTATCCCTATGCTCCTAAAGGTTGGTAGTTGTGTCCGAAGAACCGGACACGCTCGAAATCCACACGTAGCACGTGATGGACAATGCCCTTGGGGTCTTTCGCCCCGTTCCTGTTCTTCACACAGGCGATCCGCATGAAATCCCCATCCAGTTGCAGAGTCAGGATCATCTCCGGTTTCTGCGCAACCTTCCCGGTGATCTCTCGCCGGGCCGGCGGATGGTTCTCTCGCTTCTCCGTTTCGTTGCAGTGGTGCAGGATGATGAACGCTGCACCTGTGATCCGGGCGAATCTCTTGAATGCCCGCATGCTGTCGCGCATCCCGCCGTACTCATCTTCGTTGTCGCCAGCAACGTCCATCAAGTTATCCACTATTACAATTTCGGGATAACTTCCCCACATTTCCCAGGCCGCTACGAGTTCTTCGTAGATGTGCTGGTAAGTAGGGTCAGTTTCAAAGTCGAAAGCCAACCGGCCTTCAAGCTCCGCAAGGGACTCCGCTACGTCGTCCCATCCCGAACGCATCCGTCGCTCGATCTCGTCTTGCGTCTTCCCCGTGACACTCGCCGCGACCCGGCGAAGAGAAGTCTCTTCGTCCGTGTCCGCAGAGAACACGAGTGAACGCAACCCGAGTTCTGCCCACTGGCCGGCACCCCAGATCGTCAGGAGTGACTTGCCGTCGTTGGGCTGTGCCGCGATCAGTGTCACCTGACCGCGGCGAACGACAATGTCGTGCTTAGCTAGCCCGAAAATGTCTGGCAGCGGTTCGCGCGCATTCTCATGCGGGCTGATCCGATGCAGTCTGAACAATCTGCCTCACAGCCGTGATCGTGGTTGACATTCGGAAGAACGGGCTCCCGTTATGGATGCACACGGCAACCAGCGGCTGTCCCTCCTCGAACTGCGCCTTGAGGAACGGCATCGCTTCGTCGTCGCCGCGAAGATCCACCGACATGACCGCCGGGTCCCCGCTGTGCTCGGCTGCCATAGGCAGCCGGCGCAACAGCTTCTCGTCCGTGTCGATCAGGTAGCGGGTGCCCGATTCCGTATCAACCTCGTACTTCACTTGACTTCCCGGTGGGTTGGGTTCCACACCCAGCCGATACCGGGATGCCACTCGCAAGCGTTCTTCTTCCAGCCCTTGTGGACTGGAGGAATCCGCTCCCACTCCACATATCCACGCTTCGGCATAGCTCTCCCTTTGTTGGAGTGGGCGGTCCGGTCTCTCTCGCGAACGGGCGCGACGGGCTACAGCGCCCAACCCACCGGACTCTTACCTAGCTCTCAGGCCCCGCGAGGATCAGTCGTTGATCCACTCCACGTAGTGCCCGTCTCCGGACTGCTTCTGGTTGGGGCAGGTCCACATCTTCTTCACCTTCGGCTGCTTGCCGACGATCGGCGCGTTACACAGCGGACAAGTCTTGCCCTCCGGGTGAGGGGTCCCGTTGAAGTTCGACTGTTGCTGGTAGCCCCGGTTCTGTTGCACCTGCTGCCGTGGCTGATAAGGTGGCTTCTGCTGTTGAGTTTGCTGGTCCTGTGTCGCGTTCTGGCCCAACCCGTTCGCGACCCGGACAGCCCCGGCGAACAAAGCACTAGCTTCGCCGGCGGTCTGGAGGAGCCCGCTCATCACATCAGTGATGGTCTTTTCGTTCTCCTCAGGCGTTTCCGTGTGGATGACAATCCACGGTGCCGCACCATCACCCTTCAGGGTGGTGACTACTTCATTCGGCAACTGTCGTAGTTCCTCCTATCAACCTGCTGTCAGAACGGCGACGGGTACGCCGGGCCGGCGTCCTCTAGGTCGCCGTCAACCCACTCGTAGGACTCTTCGGTGTGGCTGGCGACCTTCGCGCCGGCAGGACCGTGCTCAGCCTCACGCGACTGCTTCTCGCTCTTCTTCCGTGTCTGCACGGTCAGGGACAGGTCCCGGAACCACGCGACACCAGTGAACACAGCGAGTTGGTTGTTGCCGGCGGTGTAGATCCGCAGGCAGTTCTCCCCGTAACCCTGCTTACCCGGGTTCACCGGGCCGTAGGTCAGCTTCGCTGTCGCCGGGATGCCGCGGACGATCTGCTGGTTTCCACCAGTCCGCTGGATCAGGATCGAACGCGAGTTGTCCACGGACTTCGCAGTGCTCTTCGTTGCTGTCGGCATCAGTCCTCGGCCTTCTTCCATTCATCCCAGATCCCATGCAGCTTCTCGATCGATGGGTGTAGCTCCGTGATCTTCACGTACGTCCCGTAGTGCTGCTCATCGAAGCGCCCAGTCAACATGTCCCGGACCTGCTTGAAGTCACCCGACTCCAGAGACTCGATGGACGTGTGACCCTCAAACGGCGAGGGGCACGAACAGCCCGAATCGCTTGCCCAGTAGAACTTGCCGGGCTCATCGTCCTTCGTGAAGACCGCGGTAATGTCGAACTGGTAGCACCCGTCTGAGAAGTCGTGCTCGAGCACCTTCGTCAACCCGAACTTCTCCGGGTTGTAGTACACGTCTGGTGTAGCCCATCCCACCTAGTTCATGCTCCCTTCATAGTTGGGGTCGTAGCGGTCATATTTGGCGCTGTCTTCGCCGCCGGCCGCGTAACAGCCCTTCTGCACAACGCAAGACCTGCAAGCATCGGAGGTGTTCCGCGGGAAGATCCCGCGCTTGATCGCCTCCCACGTTGCCCCGTACACCTTCTCCAGGTAGGGGGTCGTGTACTTGTCCAGCGGAACCGGCGTTGTGTGTAGGTCTTGGCCCTTCTTCGGGTCCTGCTTCACCATCACGAACGTCCCGTACCGCGGGCGCTCGAACCCCTTGTCTTCCAGCATGTTCGCGTACGTACCGAGTTGGAGCGGGTCCTTCGGAGGGGATGTGGAGGTTTTGACGTCTCCAACAATCAACTCCCCTGACGGGAGTCTCCAGACCCTGTCAGGGGCTCCGGTGAAGTCTCCGAAATCAAAGCTCTGTCTCAGTTCGCACTCGATGCCGGGAACATCGTTGAACCAAGCAACTTCCCAGTTCGTTCGTTCCCGCCACGCGATGTACCGCTTGACCATCTCGGGACCGTTGTCCCACCACCACGTGTAGCCGCTCTTGTTGGGCCATCTGCCGGCTGCCAGCCAGCCTTCAAACCCGTTCAGATTCTTGGAAATCAGTTCGTCTTTCACCCGGTCATCCAGCCGGGCCCTTGTCTCTGTCTCTGGGTTGAAGTTAACAACCGGGCCAACAAGAAGCAACCGATCCCATGCCTCGGTTGCTTCGTGTACTACAGCCCCGCCGATGAACCACCATGCGGGGGTCTGGGGCACCCGGGCTATGCGCTCCAACTCATACGCACCCGGGCACCGCCAGTATGACCCGTGTTGACTGAAGGACAGATGATCAAGGTTCCGTGGGTTCAGAACCTCCGTCACTCGTCTCCCTTCCCGGCACCAACGCCGAGATGTAGTGGTTGTGCGCCCGGCAGATGTGCCGGGCGGTCTCTTCGTCCTTGAACACGGGCCCCAACTCCTCGCCCGCGTCCTTGTCGTCGCGCTTCACGATCACCCAGCCGACGAACCCGTTGTCTGCGTCTGCCGGCGCGGCCTCCCACCGGTCCTTCAGCCAGCCGGCCCAGTCGGTCTCAGTCATCACCATGAGTCGATCACCGTCTCTTCGCGTTCACCTTCGCCGTTGATGACCTCGAAATGCGTCTTGGCGTCGGACCTGGCGTTCACCAGATCACGTACGTCCTCGTACAGCCCGGACAGTTCCTCGATCTTCTCGCCACAGATGTTCAGCGATAACACATTCCCATCCGCAAAGCGGATGACCCTTCGGGGCTTCATGGCTCCGAACCTCCAACCGGTAGTCCAGCGACAGCAGATCCAAAAACGCGTCGTCGGCTTCGATCTCCCCCAGCACTCTCTCATTCCCCCTGGTAGGCAGGGAAGCAAACTGTCTTGCGTTCCTGCCAACTGATCTCGATGAACAGCCCATCGCGGGTCGTACGCCCGCAATCAGAGCATCGCACGGGCGGACTGTCCTCGCACGCCGGGGCGCGAGTCTGTGTCGCGTACCAGCAGTGCAGGCACAGAGGCTGCCGGTCGCTCTTCTTCCGGGTCACGCGCGCCCGCCTAGGTTCAGCCACCACGACTGCGCCAGCGCGTCACCGACCTGCCGATGCCCGTCTACCGCCTGGTCGAGAGTGAACCAGCGCTGCTGGTAGATCCAGCCGTGGTGCTCGCTCTCCACCATCGTCTCGTACAGCAGAGGCTGGCCGGTCCACGACGGACCCCACTCAACCCCAGAGAAGATCGTGGATACCCGCATCAAGCCGCGGGCGGTCCGGACGTAGGTTTCGCCCACGTGGTAGTGGTGCGGGTCCCTAGCGTTCGCCAGCGCTTCCCGGAACGGGATCTGTTCGCCGGCGTAGTTGTAGTGCGGGAGCCCGCCGGCGAAGTCATCCAGGTCACCTAGGTATCCGCCGCACTCGTATGGGTCCTCGGTCGTCGGTCGCGCACGGTACCGGCGAGCGAACGGCTCCCACGCTTCTAGCCTGTCGAGTGCTTCGTTGCCCCGAGCAAGAACATCCACTGCGAGACTTCGCCAGCGAGCGATGCCGTCTCGAACGTGACCCCAGTCCACGAGTACGTCTCTCCTATTTCCGACAGCACCTTGTCTAAGTCGTCGTCGTGTATGTCGGTCACGTCAGCCATGACCTCAGAACGTTCTGGGAGGAAACACCACTCCGTCTCCAACGTACTACCCCGTTCCCCATAGACAGCCCCTTATGTCCCCGAGCTATCGACACGCTCTCAAACGATCGATGCACAGGAACCTACAACGCTGTAGCCTGGCCCCACTAGTGATCCCTATGTTGCAGGTTGGTAACAGAGGGTTTCCCCCGGCACTCCGGGGGATAGTGTCTGGCCAAAGATCTACCCGGGGATGGCTTGAGATCCGTTGGGCAAGCGGTCAACCTTACACTTGTCCTTCCCTTCCAAGCTCCCCGGGGTGTTCGTCGGGGCCCTCCAGGGCCCCCGGAACGGGGAAGCAGGACCACATGTTGCCTTTGGCAATAAGCCGTGAGGCGTTCCTACACGGCTTCGCGTACGCCGGCTGCTTCCTCGCCGGCGTGCTGACCTACGACTGGTTCAAGTGGCTGGTCATCCGAAGGAAGAAGAAGTGAGCCAGCGTCCGCATGAGCACTACCTCCTAGATGAGGTGGCCCGGTCCCTGTGGGCCGTCGTGTGCGCAACCTGCGAACAGCAGTCCGAAGGCGAAGGGCTCGTGGCCCTCATCGAATCCCCGCTGGACTACCAACCCGTCGCATCCTTCCACTGGAGGGAGGTGTACGAACGTGGAGCCCGAGCTACCACCTGACTGCGAGACCCCCGACAATGAGAGGGAGTAGCCCCGTCAGATGAGGAGAAGCCGGATGGATGAGGCAACGGCGAAGAAGGTAGCGCAAGACGTAGGGGTCGAACTCCCGCCCAAAGAGGTAGCCCCGCGGAAGCGCGCCGCACGCAAACGGACCCCGAACCGCAACGGGCCCGTTGAGAAGACGATCCTGTGGAGCGCCGTCGATCCGACGACGAAACTGCACGCCTTGTTCAGGGCCGATCAAGACATTCGACGCTGCAAGCCGGTCAGCAAGTTCGTGGTCGTGGTGCTCAACCACCCCCAGAGAAAGGCACCGCGTTGAGCCTGTTGGAAATCGTGGCGGAAATGTCCGCCCGAGCCCACCTAGCCAAGGAGAAGGTCACAGCCGCAGCCGAAGCCCACGACGGCTG